CGCGCATCCGACGAGGTGCGTGAGCGGGTCGAGGACTCGATCGCCGAGCGCGACGCCGGGATGGTGCAGGAGGCGCTGAACGAGCAGCTCGTCAAGCCGCTCGAGGCGGTGAAGACCAAGGGCCGACGGGCGATCAAGCTCACGTACAACTGGAAGCGCGAGCAGGACCCGGTGAGTCGGTCGCAGGTCATCGTGAATGTGGCGGCTGCCGGCGGCATGTTCGACTGGGCGCCCGTGCTCGAGGAGTTCGGCCTCCAGCCCGCCGGGATGCCGACTCCGGCCGCGGCCAGGGCGCTGGTCGCCGCGTTCGCCCGCCAAACCACGGGCACATCTGGTGACGCCCTCGAGTCGCTGACCGCCGGCGGCGCCGAGGAGCTGATGCGCCACCTGCGGCGCGCGCTGCCCGCCCTCATCCGGGACGCGGTACCGGAAGATGCGACGCCAGAGGAGGCACGCCGCGCCCTCGGGCGGCTGATGACCGCAGAGAACGTCGGCCCACTCGCCGAGATCCTCGAGCGCGCGATCCTCGCCGCCCGCTACAACGGCCAGAGCAACGCCCAGGCGTGGATCGAGCGCGCGCGCAAGCGCCGCGCCGCGGGCTCCTAAGGGGGACAGCATGAGACGGATCTGCACCGCACTGCTCGCGGCGCTGGTAGCCGCGACTGCCAGCGGCTTGACGTCCCGGACACTGAGCGGCAAGGCCGTACTTCCGGACGGCGTTACGGTGCTCGCCGCGGGCTCGCTCAAGGTCGAGCCGGCGCCGTCCGCGACGCACGTAGCGTCCACGGCCACCGGTGTGGTCGTGGGCGTGATCCGCTACACGATCACGGCCGGCAACCTCGTTTGCACGACGGGCTGCAGCATCGCGACCCCGGCCAGCTACAAATTCAGCCTGTACGGAGTCATCGACGGGCGCTCGCAGTCGGTGCTCGAGTGGAGCTCGACGATCTCCGACACTCCGAGCACGCCACTCACCATGCAGGACCTATACACGGCGAGCACGATACCCTTAGAGGTCGCCCCGGACTTTGTGCGCGTCGGCGACCTCCTGACCGTGCTCGAGGCCCCCCCGGGCACTACCGACGGCTACGTGGCGACAGTCCAGGCCGACGGCACAACGGTCGCATTCGAGGCGGTCTCCGCCGGCGACATCGAGGGTGTCACGGCCGGCGCCGGCCTGACGGGCGGCGGCACGACGGGCACGGTCTCGCTCGCGGTGGGTGCGGGCACCGGAATTGAGGTGGCGGCGGACACGGTGTCCGTGGCTTCGACGCAGGCGACAGACGCCGAGGTGGCGACGGCCGTCTCCGATCACGCGGGCGCCGCCGATCCGCATACCGGCTACCGGCTGGAGTCGGTCGCCATCCCGGCGGCCGACCTCCCGGTGATGGTGGGTGACACGGGGGCGGGTGGCGTGCGGGGCGCGGTGGGCGCGCCGGCAGCCGGAGACGCGAGCAAGTTCTGGCGGGGCGATGCGACCTGGCAAACGGTGAGCACCGCGACGCCAACGCTCGCCGCAGTCACCGCCGCGGGCGCCTCGACCACGACCGCGATCACCCTTGGTGGAGCCTCACCGCTCGTGCTGGACGGCGCGACTGCCGGCACGAATGCGACCACCATCACGGTCACCGACCCGAGCGCGGCGAACGTCCTCACGGTGCCCGACGCGAGCGGCACGCTGGCGCTCACCTCGGACATCCCGGCGACGCCGACGCTCGCGCAGGTGACGGCGGCGGGCGCGACGACTGCGACGGGTACCACGTTCACCGGCGCTCTAACCCGCGGCACGCCGATTACTCCCGATGCTACGGCCGACACCATGCTTGCCGCGTCGAGTGCCACGCAGACGCCGCTCGTGATCCAGGGCGCTGCCGCGCAGAGCGTGCCGTTGCAGGAGTGGCAGACGAGCGCGGGGGCGGTGGTTGGCTCGATGACGGTCGGCGGAGCGCTCATCACTCGGACCTTAGACGTCAATAGCGCTGACACGAGCTTCAGCCCGATTAGCTGGATAAAGGATGTAGCACGGGGATACCTGTACGCAGACACCTCGGGCATAGGAATCGCCGATGGCAGCGGAGCAAGCTTCAATGATATGGTTTACCTCAACTCAGGGACTGATTCAATCACGTTCTACACCAATGGGGCCGCGAAAGCGGTAATCACGTCTACAGGTGACGTAACGGTCGGCGGCGGCTACGCCGGTGGCAGCGGTGCAACCGTTTCGACCGCCGGTGTCATCCAGGCCAACGGCGCGATCACCAGCGACGGGGTGGTGACCGGAGCGAGCTTTTCGGCCGGGGCATCGCCGGGCATGACTACCGTGGTCACCGTCCGAGACAGCGGCGGCGCGGCGGACTGCACCATGACCTTCACCGGCGGCATTCTGACCGCCACGACGTGCAGCCACACCTAGAGGGAGGGATCATGAGGACACGCATCGGGCTCGGCATCCTGGTAGCGGCGCTACTCGTCGCGGCACAGGCTGACGCGCAAGCCGTTACCAAGCGGCTCGATCTCCGGTTCGGCTCCGCGACCGTGGATGGTGCCGCCGTCTGGCAAGAGATCGAGGACGCCGTGTGCGCCCACTACGGCTACCAGGCGACGGTGCCTGACCCCGACTCGATCGTGGTCGGCGCGACGAAGCCCAATCCCGAGACGCGCGCGCAGTTCGTGCGGCGGCAGATCAAAACGTTCCTCCGCGATCACCGGACCGCGTACCTCGACTCGCTGGCCGCCGAAAGCGGCAAGGCGGCAGCGCGGGCGACGCGCAAGATCGAGGCGGAGGCTCCATGACCACGACGACCGGAGTCGAGTGGGTGCTGGTGGGCAACAGGTGGGTGCTCGTGAGGCAGCCGCTCACCATACCGCGCGAGAGCACGACGGCGGAGGCGACGTAGCGCACCATGCCCCGAGCCCCGCGCACGCCGCCCGCTGACGCCCTCTGGTCGCCGATGCCACCGGCCCGCATCCTCGCCCTCTTCCGCGATCGGTTGCTACTGCCCGCCGACGTTGTGCGCGCCGCCGGTGAGGGCGCCTACAACCTCGCATGGGCGGTAGCCGGCGTCACGGAGCTGAGCGTCCTGGAGCGACTGCGGGACGCGCTTTTCGACATCATCGGCGAGGGCGGAACATCACGCGACTGGCTCGACTCGCTCGACGATATCCTCGACGACACGGGATGGGGTACCACGCGCGCCCACGCCGAGATGATCTTCCGGACCACGCTCGCCAGCGTCTATGAGGCCGATCGGCACGATCGGATCATGGCGAGCCCGCACGTCCAGTACCTGGTCTTCGACGCGATCAATGACGATCGGGTCCGGCCCGAGCACCTGGCGCTCGACGGGATGGCGTGGAAGAAGGACGAGTTCCCGGCGGAATATTGGGCCCCGCTCGACTACGGCTGCAGGTGCACCGTTTTCCCAGCCGACGCCGATGAGCTGGGCGACCTCGGCGCCACCGAGCAGCCGCCTGGGCTGGCGCGCGACGAGGATGGTGAGATGGTGCATGCACAGGAGGGCTTCCGCGCCGCGCCATCGATCAGCGGGTTGACCGAGCAGCAGCGGCAGGAGCTCCTCGACCGACTCGCGCTGGGCGGGTGGGACGTTTTACCACCCCCCACGCCGCCACCGCCCGATCGGTCGCCGTAGCGACCTCTGCGCCCAACATCTAGGGCGCCACTTGACATGGGAGTGCACAGTCCCTAATCGTGTACTGCGAGCAGTTGCCCATGGGGCGGTGTGGAGGGTGTGAGCATGGGGTGGCGGGCGGTGGAGCTGGGCGGTGGCGGGCGGCGGCCGAGTTAGCGTCGCGCAGGCGGCTATCTCGGCCTGCCGCAGTCTCATCGGCCAGGGCAAGGTCGCGACCGGCGACTGGAGCCTGTCGGCCGCCGAGGAGAACGCGCTCCTCGGCGATCCTCCCAACTGGGAGCGCTACGGCAAGTGGTTCCTCGGGCGGCGCGAAGGCGTCAACCCCGAGACCAAAGACTACTACGCCTACCCCTACGGCAAAGATGGTCAGGTCTACCGCCGCGCGCTGATCGCCGCGAAGCAACGAGCCTCCCAGCAGGGCCACGCCTCGGTGTTCAGGGCGGCGGGCATGCTGCTCGCCGAGTGCGATGGCGACGAGGCGCGGGGCGTGGTCACCCACGCGCGAGCCGTCGACCTCCAGGAGATGCGCCCCGCGGCCGGAGAGCCGTGGCCCGGGGAGCAGCGCGTCCAGGCCCTGCCCTGGGGCCTGATCACGCCGGCCGATGGCCGGGCGCCGTGGATCGTCAACGAAGCATCCGCCCAGGCGATCTCAGCGCAGTTCAACGGCCGCCAAATCGACCTGCCCATCGACTACGACCACTTCGGGCCGCCGGAGAGCCCGAACCCGTTCGTTGTGCCCGCGCCGGCCGCAGGCTGGGTCAAGGGCATCGAGATTGTGGCGCCGGCAGATGGCGCGACGCCCGACCTCGCGGTGCATGGCGTGTGGCTGGCCGTCACGTGGACGCCGCGCGCGCGTCAGGCGCTCAGCGATCGCGAGTTCCGCTACTTCTCCGCCGAGTTCTTCTTCGACCCGGAGAGCCGTGTGGTCACGGCCATCGGCGGCCCAGGGCTCGGCGCCGGGGCGCTCACCAACTACCCAGCAGTCGAGGGCATGTTGCCGGTGGCCGCCAGACACGACGACCACGCAGATCACGGCGGCAACGCCGCCGAGGAAGACAGCGCCGCCCGTGGCGCAGAAGGAGGTCCGGAAATGGAGCGGCTCATGAAAGAGCTGGGGGTCTCCACCCCGGAAGAGGCCATGAAGGCGATCGCCGATCTCAAGGCGAAGGCCGGCATGGCCGAGAAGGCCGGGACGGAGACGGTGGCGCTCACCACGCAGCTCGAGCAGGTGACCGCCAGGGTGAAGACGCTCGAGCCGCTCACCGAGAAGGTGAAGCAGCTCGAGACGGAGAAGGCCGAGGCGCAGGTCGCGGCGTTCCTCGCGGAAGCTCGCGAGCAGCTCGGCGAGCTCGACGAGAAGACCGCGGCGTTCGCGCGGAAGACCGCCGCTCGCGACCTCACCGAGGCCCGCGAGTGGCTGGCCATCCAGCCGCGACCGGCGACGGTCGCGGCGCCCGGGACCGGCCGCCTGCCGATCTCCGCCAAGGCCGCGGCCTCGGGCGTCGTGCGTTTCACGTTCGACGCGGACCCTGACGGGGTCGCCGTCGTCGACAAGGCCGTGGTCATGGCCCGGGAGCAGCAGATCCCGCTCGCTCGCGCCATCGACCTGGTCGAGCAGGGAGGCTGACATGGTCACCGCCATCAAGGCAGAGCAGCATCTGACCGACGCCCTCACTATCCAGGCGGCGGCAGCGATCACCAAGCGCCGCTTCATCGGCTACGACGGGAACCATTGCGGCGCCAACGCGCGGGCCGTGGGCGTCTCGGCGTTTGACGTGGCCGCGTCCGGCGAGCAGATCACGGTCTATGGCCGTGGGAACCTCGTCAAGGTCACGTCGGCCGGCGCGGTCTCCGCCGGCGCCGAGGTGGCGTCCGGCGCCAACGGCAAGGCGGTCGCGGCCTCCGCGCTGGCCACGGCGGCGCCCGTCGTCGACATCAGTAAGCTGACGATCGACGACACCAAGCTGACGATCGACGCCGGCGCGACGCCGGTGACCTCAACCGCAGCGAACGGCGCGATCATCACGGCCGCCGCCGACGCGATGCAGGTCGCGGCCGGCTTCCTCGCGGCGCCCGTGGTCTCCGGCGGTGCCACCCCCCAGAAGGTCAACGGCATGGCCATGGAAGCGGCCAGCGGGGCGGACGAGGACATCCTCGTCCTCCTGTACTGAGGAGGTTGCGATGGCCAGCAGACTCACCGAACTCAAGCTCAACATCAGCCCGACGCTCACGGCGAAGGCCCTGGGCTACGCGCCGGGCGGGCTCATCGGCAGCCGCATGCTCTCGCTCATCCCGTGCGGGGAGGAGGGGGCGCGGCTGCCCCAGTTCGACGCGAGCTTCCGGCGCGTCGTCGACACTAAGCGCGCGCTGCGCGCGCTGCCGAAGGAGATCGACTACCACATCAGCTACACGGATGTGGCGTTCGACGAGCAGTCGCTCGCGCTGAAGGTGGACGAGCGCGAAGTGGTCGCCGCCAGGCGCGTGAACGCCCCCGATCCGATGGCGCTCGCAGCCAACGGCTCGAAGGACGTCATCATGCTGGGCAGCGAGAACGACATCGCTGTCCTGCTGACGACCGCCGGGAACTACGCGGCGAACCACTCGGAGACCGTGGGCGCGGGTGCCGCGAAGTGGGACTCGGTGACCGGCGGCGTGTCGGACGTCGACATCATCGCCGTGATCCGCGCGAAGTCTGCGCTCGTCCGCTCGAAGACCGGCAAGCGCCCGAACAAGTTCGCGTGCGGGAGCGTCGTGTGGGACGCGATCCAGGAGAACACGAAGGTCAAGAGCCGGATCTCCTACGCGCCCGACAAGCCGGATGCGGCCGTGGTCACGGAGGCGGCGTTCGCCAGGCTCATCCAGGTCGACGAGGTGGCGGTCGGGGACGCCGTGTACTCGGCAGACGGCGCCACGATCTCCGGCGACATCTGGGGCGACAGCGCGATGCTCCTCGTCCACTCCGACCTCACGGTCATCGAGCAGCCGACGTTCGGCGTGCTGGCGATGGAGGAGTTCGGGCAGATCGGGAACGTGCCGGTTTTCGGGTTCGTCAGCACATGGGACCACCCGAGCGGCATGATCCACTACGTCGCGTACACCGCCCACTACAAGCCGGCCGTGGCCATGAATACCGCTGGCTACCTCTGGCTGGACACCTTGACCTGAGCCGAGTGAGGACGGGGACGGGGGCGGGCTCGCCCGCCCCCAAAGCCCCAGGGAGGACGTGATGCCGACAGTGATCGGACCGATCGGCTACGGGCGGGCGGACGGCAAGACGGCGCCCGCCGGCACGCCGATCGAGGTGAGCGACAAGGAGGCCGCGCGGCTGGTCGCGCAGCGCGGCTTCCAGCTCGTCGGGGCGGCCACGCCGCCGCCCGACAAGGATGGCGACGACGACGAGCCGAGTGGCGAGTCGGGCGCCGACGAAGACGCCGCGAAGACGGCCGGCGCCGGCGGCAATCAGCCGCCGGCTGGGCCGGGCCCGCTCCCCTCCCCCTCCACTCTCCAGGCGATGCGCCTGGCGGAGCTGCAGGCGCTGGCGGCCGAGCGCGGGGTCGAGGTGCCCGGGGACGCGACCAAGCGCCAGATCATCGAGGCGCTGGCCGCGGCTGCCGGCGAGGGGAACGCGGGGGAGTAGGTGGCCGCGTACTTCGACATCGACGACCTCAAGGGCGTCATCGACGCGGCCACGATCGTCAACCTCGCCGATGATGACCAGGATGGCGTCGCCGATGCAGCCGTGCTCGCCGACGTCTACGCGAAGGTCACAGCGGAGATCGACGCCGCACTGCTCGCCGGTGGCTACACGGCGCCGGTCGCGACGCCGGGCGAGTACCTGGCCGGCCTCGGGGCCCGGCTGGCGATCGGGCCACTCTACGCGCGGCGACCAGCCGTGCCGACGCCCGAGCATACGACGAAACTCTGGGAGGCGGCGAAGGCCGACCTCAAGCAGATCGCAGCCGGCAACCTCTCGGTGCCCGAAGCCGAGTACGAGGCGTCGAGCGGCGCCGCCGGCGGCATCGCCGTGTCGAGCGACGATGCCCGTGGCTGGGCGGACTCGGAGCTGTTCTGATGGCCGAGCCACGCGGCTTCCAGGTCGACTACTCACGCCTCATGGCGCGGCTCAAGCGCGGTATCACCGAACTCTCCGGTAACGCCATGCAGGATGTCGCGGACTACGCCGCCATCAAGCTCGAGAGCGACTCCGTGCAGGCGTTCACGCGCCAGGCGGGCCCGGCGACGGGGCAGAGGTGGAAGCCATCGCTCCGAGCCAAGAGGCAGCACGGCCAGACGCTGCTCGATACCGGCCGCCTGCGGCGCGGCGTGCGCGCGGAGGGTACGGCCAAGGGCCGCAAGGCGACCGTCGTCGGCGGCACGGTGCCGATCGTCTACGCGGCGATCCACCAGTTCGGCGGACAGGCTGGCCGCAATCGCGCTGTGACGCTACCGGCGCGGCCGTACGTCGGCCTCCGCGCCCAGACCATCGAAAAGATCCGGGCCTTCATCCGCACGCGCTGCACTGGGGCGCTCACGTGAGCGACCACGCCACGATCCTCGCCGCGGCCGTGGCCAAACTCGAGGCGGCGCAGCCCGCGGGCTGCCGCACCATCCAGGCGTCCGACCAAGAGGCGTTCGTGCAGCTCGCGCGCACGCCTCCCGCATACGGCCCGGTCTACGCCGGGCGTGAATTCGAGGAGCCGAAGGTCCGGGCCAACTCGCAGCAGAGCGCCGAGTGGGGCTGGGACCTGTTTGTGATGGGCCGGCTCCCCGCCGCCAACGTCCCAGCGGGCACCGATGTCTTCTCGCTGCTGGAGGCGAGCTACGGCGCCCTCAACGGGCTCCAGCCGGCCGGGATGAGCGGCGTCCGCCTGACGTGCGTCAACGAGCGGCTCGTCGACGTCCTGAGCGGCGCGCTGCTCTATGTGCAGTCGTGGCAACACTGGAGGGCACCGCAGTGAGGATGCGAGTGGCATTGTCCGCGGGTGACTTGCGCTCGAGCGCGACGCTGCTCGGCGTCGGCGTCGTGACGCACGAGCCCGACGAGCGCGAGCTAACGCCGGCGCAGGTTGCGTCGCTGCGCGGCAAGGGGTTCGCGGTCGCAGAAGTGTCCGACGCGGCGGCCGAGCGCCCAACGGAGCGCGTCCCGCGCGGCCGACACCGCATGGGGGGCGCGACACCAGCGGCCGCGGAGACGACGATGGAAGAGGGGCCGGCGGCGCCGGCGCCCTCAGAGGGAGAGGAGTAGGCGATGGCGATCCGACGGAACGATGAGGAGCGGCTGGTTATCTGGCCCGAGGCGACGCTCGGCACCCGGCCCGGCGTGCCCGATGGGAAGGTGATGCGGATCTTCGACCAGGACCTCGGGTGCACCGAGGCGATCGTCGAGAACAACGTCATCCGCTACGACATGAACACCGACCAGCCGGGCCGCGGGCGCTGGAAGCTCGAGGGCAAGAAGGCCAACGTCCCGCTCGAGCGGTCGGAGAGTGGCATCTGGCTGAAGGCGTACTTCGGCGCGCCGACGACGACGGGTGCGGCCGATCCCTACACCCACACGTTCAAGCGCACGGTCGCCAACGGCCCGAGCTTCGGCGCCGAGGTCTGGAACGCTGCCAACTCCAAGGGCGATCAGCTCGACGGGCTCGTGGTCTACGGCCTCGAGTTCACGATCGACGCCGAGGACGGCCTGATCTCGATCGGCGTTATGATCGCGGGGATTGGCAAGCAGACGCTCGACCAGGGGGTCGAGGTCGACGCCACTCCCACGGCCTTCACCGACGACGAGTTCCTCAAGCTCGATGCACAGATCAAGATCGACAACACGGTCTCCGGCCACGTCGTCTCCGGAACCGTGCGCCTGGAGCGCGAGATCTCCATCCGCGCGATCCCCGACACCAACGACTACGCGAAGCACATCATCCTCGGCAAGGAAAAGCCGAGCTGGAACCTCACCGGCTTGTTCGATTCGACCTCCGAGGTCCGGGCGCTGGCGACGGGGCGGGCGCAGCACTCGATCGAGCTGCTCTTCGGTCACCCCAGCAACGCGAACCACTCGCTCTCGATCAAGAGCGAGAAGGCCCTGCTCTACCTCACGAACAACCCCTCGGTCGGTCAGGGCAACGAGCGCGAGATCACGATCGAAGGCCAGGGGCATCCGAGGGGCGCGGCGAGTGCCTCGCAGATCCTCGCCGTCCTCAAGAACCCCGACGCGACGATCAGCTTCTGACCAGGAGGCTACATGGAGGGACGCCCGCTTTTCCTTCGGACCATCGCAAGCCGTTTCGACGGCGTCTACCCGGTGCCGGCGCCCGCGATCAACGAGGGCGCCGTGCTCTACCTCCGCCC